GCGGCGACGAAAAGCAAGTTGCCATGAAGCTGATCTTTGACGGTGGCTTTGACCCACAGAGCCCGGCACACCAGCACGCGCAGATTCTTGTGCAGCTCATGGACCAGATGTTTGCCAGCAAGCAGGACGCGGCAATCGTGCCTGTGATGGAAGAGTCTCGGATCATCACCTAACCATGACCCCCACCAAGAAAGCAAAACGCCGCTTCGCACGCTACGTGGAAGCCCGTAAGCAATTCTGGTGGCCCCAAGTAACCCAACCCCGCATGTTCCTCTCCCCCGCCATGATCGGTAACTTCACATCCAGCGGCGCCATGTACGAGCGCGCAGGGTATTGCCACTGGAGTTTTGTATGAGCTACGCAACAGACTGCGCAACGCGACTGCAGATTGCTACGCTGTGCCTTCCTTCAATGAGTGACAAGGCATACCCCAAGGTTTCGCTTGCAAAGCGTATTGGCGAGATTGCAGGGGTACTGTGGTCTGCTGACAAAACCGCGCCAGACTCGCAAACAGCATACCGCCTGTGGAAAAGCCACAGGCCTATGAATGTCGTGGCTGTTCCAGAAGGTGCCCAAAGCGCTCTGCCCAAGTTGGAAAAGTTTGAAAGCGCCGTGATTGACCAGCCCATCCTTGGCAAGCGCGGCGATGTTGTTTTTGTGAAGGTCCAAGCGTGATAGCCGTACTATGCCTATTCATCGTTGTCGCTTGCGTAGTGCTGGAGAACTTCCTGCGCGTCAAGCATGCCCGATTCAAGGCAGACAACAACCATATCCGTTTCCTGATGCCTGTGGCCGTATGCGCTGCTCTCGTCGGGATGATGGCGATGTGAGGTGGGCGGGATGACGGAAGTTGCGTCTATGAAAAGCGGGTATCAAAAGATTATTGATCTTGCGGACGAGCTTGTAACACTGAGGGAGCGTTGCATAAATCGCGTCGTTGTGAACGCTGAGGTTTATAGCGAAATGCAACGCCAAGCCGCATTCTTGCGCCCTCTCGCAGGGATGCATTTACTGACAGGTGAGAAGCGCGCATGCGCTGTGTTCGACTGGCAATACGTGAACAACATACTGCCTGCTGATATAGCCAACCCCGAGGTCGGCAGCAAAATGAAGCGCGAACACAAGTTCTCAGCCGGGAAGTATGTCGATCGCGCCATTCGTCACGATGACGGGCGTCTGACTCTGGTGGAGCTAAAGGATTCAGCCGATGAGCGCGCAATCGTCGCTGGCATCGGCCAAGTGCTTTGGTACGCTGCAATGGCCGAAGCGGACTCCACATCTGCGCCAATCGTTCCTGTGCTGGCAGTTCTTGGAGAGCGAGACAAACACGTCGCCCGCGCATGTGAGCGCGCCGGAGTGCGGTATTACCCAATGGGCAGCATCGCACATTTCAAATTCATGAGCATCGCCTGCGACATCGCAATAAATCATGGCTGCGCAAAAGAGAGTTGATTACGAGCGCATAGAGCCGGGTTGGCGCGCAGGCATTCTTAGCCCGCACCAATTGGCTGCAGCGTACACGGCAGAGACTGGAGACAAAGTCTCTCACACGGCGATCATCAAGCACTTTCGCAAACAAGGTGTGTTGCGTGACCTGAAGGCGAAGATCCAGGCTAAGGCCGATGAGATCGTTAACCGCTCCATGGTTACGAGGCCAGTTACTCCAGAAACCATAGCGCAAGATAACGCGCTGGTGGAGGATGGCGGCAAGGTTCTGGCGGCTGTTCGTATCAGCCACAGGCAGGACATCAACAAGGCTAAAACCATCCTTATGAGGATGTTTGAGGAGTTGGAGCACCAGACTGGCCTTGAGAATGCAGAGTTGTTGAGCCGCCTTGGCGAGCTGATGGACAAGTCGGACGGAGAAGCCGCCGATAAGCTGAACGAGGTTTATCAAAAGGTTATCAGCTTGCCTAGCCGGGCTAAGACCATGAAAGACCTTGGAGATACGTTGCGTGGCCTGATTGCTGTTGATCGCGAGGCATACGGCCTTGACGAAAAGAAAAGCAATACCGCACCTGGCGACATTTCCATTACCTTCTGATGGCTGGCGTAGTCTACAAAGCAGAGCCTACCGCAAGTAGGTTCCACCGCTCCAATGCCGTGGTTAGGGTTCTGCGTGGCCCAATCGGCACAGGCAAGTCTGTTACCTGCTGCATGGAGATCATCCGGCGCGGCAAAGAGCAGGCGGCATGGGAAGGTGTACGTCGCACGCGCTGGGCGGCAATTCGGAACACCTACCCTGAGTTGACCTCTACCACGATCAAGACTTGGGATGATTGGGCGCCTGGGGCCGTGACAGTCTTCGGCTCTCCAATCAGCTCTACATTCTCCCGCGACCTGCCGGACGGAACGCGCATGGAGATTGAGGTGTTGTTCATGTCACTGGATCGCCCTGCCGATGTGAAGAAACTCAAGTCCCTGGATTTGACGGGCATCTGGTTGAATGAAGGCAGCGAATTGCCAAAGGCTGCTTTGGACATGGCGACAGGGCGTGTTAGCCGCTTCCCATCCAAGGCCCAGGGGGGCTCTACGTGGTCTGGTGTGATTCTGGACACCAATTCCCCAGATGATGACCATTACCTGTACGCATTGGAAATGAACCCGCCAGAAGGCTGGGAGTTCTTTGCACAGCCTGGGGCGCTAATCAAGATGCCAGACGGGTCGTATGCGCCAAACCCTGCGGCAGAGAACGTACAGAACCACATGCTGGGTTACGACTACTGGATGCGTCAGGTTCCCGGCAAAGATGAACAATGGATTAAGGTGTTCATCCTTGGGCAATACGGCAGCGTCCATGATGGCAAGCCTGTGTACAACGAATGGAACAGTTCGTTGCACTCCAAGGAAATCTACCCGCAGCAAGGCGTGAAGCTGAAGATCGGGATTGACTTCGGCTTGACGCCATCCGCAGTGTTGACGCAAAACGATGCGCGGGGGCGCTTGCTGGTGCTGGACGAGCTCTGTGGCGAGGACATGGGGTTCAGGCAATTCCTTGAGGATGCATTGATCCCGTACCTCATGACCAACTATCCGCAGCACTGGGCCAAGAAGGACGACATGATCGAGCTGGTCGCAGACCCTGCTGGTGAACAGCGCGCACAGTCGGATGAAAAATCCTGCTTCCAAGAAGCCCGCGCAAAGGGACTCAAGATCAAAGCGGCAAAGTCCAACGCATGGCTCCCACGCCGTGGCGCTGTGGCTTGGTTCTTGTCCAAGCTATCGGCAGGCCAGCCAATGTTCTTGATCGACCCAACGTGCAGCACCTTGATTAAGGGCTTCAACGGGGGCTACAAGTACCGCCGCATTCAGGCAAAAGGCGAAGAGCGCTACACCGAAGAGCCAGCAAAGAACAAATACAGCCACCCGCACGACGCACTGCAATACGTTGCGATGGAGTCTGGTGGCATCCAGGCAGTCACAGCAGCAACCCGCCCACAAGCGCCGCAAGTCCGAGGCTATCAGCCCACCGTGGCAGGCATGGGCGTACTAGGCTAACCCAAGAAAGAAACACCATGAGCGTAAACCTTGCTCCATCGGCCAATTCCACCAACTCACCTTTGACCAACCGCACTGCTGGCCTTGGGAACGGCGTAAACGTCAAAAAAACACTAGGCATCGTTTACGGCGTGACTGGCTACAGCACCACAGCGCAGTTCCTGCAGATCCACGACAAGGCTACAGCGGCTTCGAATGCTGAGGTGCCTTTGGTCACCATCCCAATCGCTGCTGGCGCTGCGTTCAATCTTGATTTTGGCGTTTACGGTCTTCTGTGCACCAACGGCATACAGGTTGTCAACAGCATCACAGGTCCAACACTGACCATTGGCGCCGCTGATACGTTCATGACTATTCGCTACGCATAATGCACAAGACAGATCCAGACCTGCCAGACGAATTCCACGAGGAAGACGAACAGGCCCGCGTTCGCGTTGATGAACGACTGAAAGAGCTTGGACTCGCCCTGGCTGATAAGCGCTCGGAAGCCGTTAAGCAGCGCCGCCAGTCTGGTATCGAAGCAGTCTGGATGACTTGCGAAGAAGCGTATCTGTGCATTGATGACCAGAACCGCCACGAGTACGCAAAGGCGAAGTGGGCTAAGCCAACGTCCATGCAAGGCCCGGTCACAAACAACCAGAGCCCCCGCGATGTGATGCGATCCACGGCTTACGTGCGACTGACAGCGCGTTACGTGGACATGGCCTCGGCAATGGTCAGTGAAATCATGCTGCCCATCGATGACAAGGCATTTGCGATTGACCCAACGCCTGTGCCTGACCTTGTTGCGGCGCTGGAAGACAAAACGCCTGTAGCCGATCCTGCTGGCAATCCCATGATGCAGCAAGGTGAACAAGGCCCGCAGCCTGTGACGAAGGCTGACATTGCCAAGCAGCAGATGGCCCAAGCCCAGGCGGCAGCAGACAAGGAAGAGCAGCAAATCTACGACTGGATGGTTGAGGCAAACTATCCCGGCGAGATGCGCAAGGTGATTCACGATAGCGCCCGCATCGGTGTCGGTGTCCTGAAGGCTCCATTCCCTGCGCTGCGTGAAGGCTTCGCTTTCTCCATGGAAGGCAATGAAGCCATCCTGACCATGGAAACCAAGACCGCGCCAGGGCTAAAGTGGATCGACCCATGGAATGTGTTTCCATTCGATTCGTGTGGCGAGAAGTTGGCAGACGCTGGCGGCATCTTTGAGCGCGACTATATTTCCGCCCGTCAACTGGCCGACCTTAAGAAGCTGACAGACACACTGGGCGAACCAATCTACATCGGTGAGAACATCGACAAGGTTCTCAAAGAAGGCCCAGAGAAGTGCTACGTTGACGAGGCCAAGAACCCCAACGAGCCGCGCCAAGAAGAAAAGAGCTTTGCCATTTGGTACTACACCGGGGCAATGAAGCGCGAAGACTTGGCAAATGCCCGTGCCGTGGGGATTGAAGACATTCCCGAAGACATTGAGCAAGTTAGCGCCGTGTTCACGATGGTGAACGACACTGTGATCCGCGCCACGCCAAATCCTTTGCAGTCGGGGCGCCACGGCTATCACAACATCCCCTGGAGCCGCCGCGCTGGTAGCTGGGCTGGTGTGGGTGTGGCTGAGCAAGTCTCCATGCCTCAGCGCATGCTGAATGCTTCGACCCGCGCTCTTTTGAACAATGCCGGGTTTTCTGCTGGCGCGCAGATCATCGTCAAGCGCAATGCCATCACTCCGGCAGACAATAACTGGGCGCTGACTCCAAACAAGATTTGGTACGACACAGGCGAAGACCCAGGCGACGTGAACAACGCCTTCCGCATCATTGAGTTCCCCAACATCACGCCACAACTGCAGAGCGTGATTCAGTTGGCGTACAAGATGGGCGAAGAAGCTACCAACATTCCATTGGTGACGCAAGGCCAGCAAGGCCAGACAAGCCCCGATACATTCGGCGCTGCCGAGCTGCAGAACAACAACGCCCGCACGCTGCTGCGCTCTACGGCCTACTCCTTTGATGACCACATCACAGAGCCTGTGGTACGCCTGCTGCATGAGTGGTACTTGCTAGACCCTGAGATCCCACAGAAGGACAAGGGCGACTTCCGCATCAATGCCCGTGGCTCCATCTCCATGGTGGAGCGCGCCATTCAGGAATACACCTGGACTCAATTGCTCAGTCTGTCTCAGAACCCGGCCTATGAGCTGTCGCCCACAGGTATTGCCACCGAGTACCTCAAGAGCAAGCGCCTTGACCCACGCAAGGCCCAGCTATCCGAAGAGGAAAAGGCCCAGGCAGCGAAGGCACAGCCCGCACCTCCACCAGTGATCCAGGCCGCGCAGATCCGCGAGCAAGGCGCCACACAGCGTCTGCAAATGCAGCTACAGGCAGAGGCTCAAACTGCGCAGATGGCAGCACAGCAACCACAAGGCGCAGCACCAGACAACTCGCTGCAAGTCGCACAGATTCGCGCACAGACAGAGATGGGCAAGGCGCAACTGAACCAAGCCAGCGACATGGAAGAGCTGCGTTTCAAGGCCGAAGAAGCAGAACGCCAGCGCGCATTCGAGCGCGAGATGAAGCAGGCCGATTTGCAGATGAAGCTGATGGAGTTTGCAGAAAACCGCAACTTGCAACTCGAAGACGTGAAGGCCCAGCTCACCAAGACAACCATGGAGCTGTCAACGCAGAAGGAACTATCTTCCGCTGCGCTGGCTGCTGGGCAGGCAAAGCGTCCCAACCCATCGCCACAGATCGCCACGCCGCCTATTGAGCCAGCAGGCCGGGCAGAAGATGGGCAGGCATTCGCACAATGAAGCCAGCATTCCAGCTTTCAGAACACGACAAGCAAAGCCCGCAGTGGGTGAACTTGTCGCACCACCTTGAAGACCGCTTGTCTGACCTTCGCAAGAAGAACGACAACAACAGCAACACAGAAACAGATACGGCCCACATTCGCGGCCAGATCGCAGAAGTCAAGCGCTTGCTTGCACTTTGCGACACCTATCAGGAAGTAACGTTTCCTCAGGTTTGAATCCCGCCGCCAGCAATGACGGCACCCTAGAGTCCTTGACGCTTGCGCCAGGGATAGCGCGCCGGGCCACGCCCGGTATTGATGTGGAGAAGTGAATGGCAGGAGATGTAGAGCAACAGGACATGGATGCAGATGCAGCGTTTGACGCTGGTTTTTCTGACGATCAAGGGACAGCAACGACGCCCCAGGGTCAACAGGAAGATCCCCAGCCTCAAGAGACCGCAGCAGAAGTACCAACCCCTGAGCCAGAACCAGAGTTTGTCCAACTCACCAAGGCTGAGTATGAGCAGTTTCGCGCAGGTCTTTCGTCGGTTGACGAAATCAAGACCCAGACGCAAAGCCAGTTCAACAAAGCATTTGGAACGATTGGCGGGCTGAAGCAGGCAATTGACCGTGTGTCCCAATCTGGGACTGTGGAATTGTCAGCAGAGGACTTCGCTGAACTTGAGGCGGATTACGGCTCTGACTTGGCAAACAAGCTCAGATCATCGCTGCAAAAGGCATTGAGCAAAGGCCGTCCTGTTCCTCAGGATGCCCAGCCAGAGCCTGTGCAGCAAAGCAGCCAAGAGCCATCGCGCCTTGAAGCAATTCAAGCGCAACTGACAGATTCCAGATTGGATGAAGTCGTAGATGGCGACTGGCGCAAGGAGGTGTCAACCGACACCTTCCGGCAGTGGATGCAAAAGCAGCCCCAGGATGTGCAATCCCTGGCTGCGTCCGAGAACGTGCGCGATGCGGCCAAGATGCTGCGCATGTACGTCAAAGACAAGAGTGCCCCACCTGCGCCCCCTCCCAAACCTTCGCAGCGTCAGCGCGTCCTCCAAGCAGCGGTGAATCCTTCTAGCCGCGCAGTGCAACCTTCTGCGCCCAAAGAGGATGACCCATTTGACCAAGGCTTTAAAGCTGTCCGTGGATAGCTGAAAGGAACCCAGAAATGACGATGGCAACCTATTCCCAGAACACCCCCCGAATCGGGAAGTTCAAAGGGAAAACTCTCGCACACGCCGTACCAGTTGAGGTACTGGCCCGCGGTGGTCGGCAAGAAACCTTGCCCTCCAACAACAGTGATACCTACGTGGCTCGACGCTGGCTGCCATACGGTGCTACTGCCGCCAACCAAAACACCATCAACCGCTTCTTCCAGAACGGCACTGGTGACCGCGCCAACGCCATGGTCCAGGCCCACCTGACCCAAGAAGGCGTGACACCAAACCCTGACAGCATCACGCCTCAGGACGTCACTGTGGTTGTGCAGCAATACTCTTGCTTGTACGGCTACACCGACAAGACCGCGATGCTGTACGAGGATGACATCCCTGAACAGATGGCAATCCAAGTCGGTGAGCGCATGGCTCTGGTGAACGAAATGATCATCTATGGTCAACTGCGTTCCACCACGAACCAGTTCTTTGGCGGCACTGGCACAACTCGCGCCACGGTGAACGGCAAACTGTCGATGCCTTTGCTGCGTAGTGTGGCCCGCAACTTGATGGCGAACCACGGCAAGCCTGTAAACAAGGTGCTTTCCGCATCGCAAAACTACGGCACCGACGCTGTGATGGCTGGCTTCACTGTCTATTGCCACTCCGACATGGACGCCGATATTCGTGACTTGCCAAATTTCACACCCGCAGAGAAGTACGCATCCGGTACTCCAATGCCCAACGAAATTGGCAAGTGTGAGCATTTCCGCTTCATTACGTCGCCCGACCTGCCCGCGATCCAAGACGCTGGCGCCGCTGTGGCAAATGCTCCTGGCATCGTGTCCACTTCCGGCGCTAACGTGGACGTGTACCAGTTCATCGTGACTGCTGCTGACGCCTGGAGTCAGATCGCCGTGCGCGGTAAGAACTCGATGATAGCCACCGACCTGAAGGCTGGCGAGCAATCGAAGGCCGACCCATTCGGCCAACGTGGCTACGCAGGCATGATGTGGTGGAAGGCCGTGATGATCGAAAACCCTGGATGGATCGCTATCGGCAACGTCGGCGTTTCCATCCAGGCTGGCTAACCAGATTGATGGCTATGGCTGACTGGAAACAATCAGCCGTGCCATCGATTCCATAAAGGAACCCCAATGCTAGGCACCATCCAGCAATTTCTAAAGGGTATCGGCGCTGTTTCTGACCGAAACGCGCTCACCCCCGTGCTGTCGTCTTTGGGCGATCGCGCTTCTACCTGTCTGGTCTCCACATCTACGCTAGCCATCAAGGCTGGTGGCAGTGCTGTTGTGAAGGCAAGCACAGCTTTCCACGCTGTTGTGCAAGGCCGTCTTGTGACCAAGGCTGCCAACACCGACATGGCCGCTCTTGTCGGCACCGTGACGAATGCCAAGTTCAACGTGTTTGTCTTCTTCATGGACGGATCCGGCACCCTGACTACTGTCATGGGTGGCGAAGGCGCCACGCTGAATGCTGTCACGTTCCCGCAGTTCCCGGCTGGCAAAGCGTGCGTGGGTTTCATCATCGTGAACCCCACGGGCACAGGCAACTTCGTTGGTGGGACTACCGCTCTCGATGATGCCACCGTTGTGCCAAACGTGGTCTATGTGAGCCACCCTCTGGCATTTGATCCCACCGTTCTCGTTTCGTAAAAAGGAGTTCAGAAATGGACAATCTCTCTAGCGCACCCGTTACCCAGGCATTCGGCAAGGCCGGGCTGGCTGCTGGTACAACCACCACCTACTCGCTGGCCCCTTCGCCCGCACCTCTGCCGTACACGATCCGCAGCAAGGCCTACACCAAGGCTGCCGCGACGAATGCGGCAACACCTACCATCGACCTGCAAACTGGCGTGGCCTTCAAGCCCGTGCCCGTGGGTTCTGGCTCGGTGTTTGTCTGGGGCTTGAATGCCGCAGGCGCCGTGGGTGTGGCCCAGGGTTCTATCGAGGCTTTGGACGTTAGCAATAACTTCATCCTGGCCCCTCAGCAACCAGTGCTTCCTGACACCCACTGCCCAATTGCGTACCTGACCGTGCGGGTTGGTTCGACTGGCGCTCAGTGGACTCTGGGCACCAGCAACTTGGCAGGCCCTCCTACTGGTGTTGTGTTCGGCTTTGCCGATATCACCATGCCTGTTGATCGCCCTCAGATCGCTTAATAGGTAAAATCAATGGGCCGCTCTGATGGGTGGCCCATTTCACTATCAGGAGCATAAATGACAGACGCAATCAATCAGCCAGTACAACGCCGTCGCCGCGAAACCAGCACCGAAGATTTCCCCATCGACCAGATGCCATCCATCAATCTGGATGCATCCCAAGATGTTGACCGTGACCGCGTGGTGATCGCTGATGCCACTGCGCTCCAAGAGGAATTTGCAAAGGCTCTGGCTTTTGCTGAAGAACCAGTTGACATTCTCGTGCACCCTCCAGCAGCCGAGCGCAATCCAGCTCAATGGGTGCCGTGCTGGGTCAATGGACGTGGTGCTGAGCTGTGGATCGATGGGAAGTGGGTTGCTTGTGGGTATCTCCCAGTGAACATGCCGTTGACCACGAAGCGCAAGTATGTCGAAGTGCTGATCCGCTCCAAGCAGACCACGTACCAAACCACACACGTTGCACCCGAAGACGCCAAGTCCACGCACGTAGATAACTTCGCCGTGCCACAAACCAACCTCGCCAATCAAGTGACGATCCAGTACGACGCCAATCCTTTGGGCCGCGAGTGGATTCAGCGCCTGGTGCGCGAGCGCGAGTAATCAATGTCCACGTTTCTCCAGCTCGTCCAGCGGCTTCACCAAGAAAGCCGCTCGTCAGGCAGCACGCCAGTCACCCTAGTGAATCAGGGGCTGGAGACTCGCCGCCTGATTGCCTGGATCAACACCGCATGGATGGACATTCAGTCCGCACGCGAAGACTGGGACTGGATGCGGACAGACTGCAGTTTCCCCACGATTTCAGGCAAGGCGATCTACACGCCCCAAGAGATTGGCCTGACCGACTGGGGGAACTGGACGCGGGACATGTGGCGCAACTATCCCACGGCGGACGGCAACCGCGCTGAAATCTTCATGTCCTATCTGGACTACAAGACGTGGCGCGATGTGTACCAGTTCGGCGCGACACGATACACGCTGACACGCCCGGTGCAATTGACCATCACGCCTGACAAATCGATTGGCCTTGGGCCGCCACCCACCGACACTTACACCATCACCGGGCAATACTTCAAGATTCCCACGGAGATGACGGCGAATGATGATGTGCCCGCAATGCCAGCGCGGTTTCATCTCGCCATCGTGTACCGGGCCTTGATGTTCTATGGCATCTCAGAAGCGGCGCCCGAGGCATTCCAGTATGGGCAAACAGAGTTCAACCGCCTGTATGCACGCCTGGAGCTGAACCAACTCCCAGAGCTGCTACAAGCAGATGCGATCCAGGCATGAGAGCGCAAATCAACATCCCGAATCCAAAGCTGTCGTACTACCCTGTAAAGGGCGGCCTCGACTTGGTGACGCCAGCGATTGCGCTTGACCCCGGCAAGTGCTTTGATGCTCAGAACTACATCTTGGAAATCACGGGGGGCTACAAGCGCACCCTAGGTTTTGAGCGCTATGACGGCAGGCCATCGCCAACAGGTGCATCGTACTGGGTGTATCCGGTCAACATCACGGGAGTGATTGCCGTTGGAAACACCGTTACAGGCGCGACCAGCGGCGCGACCGGGAAAGTCTTGGCGATCAATGCCGCCAGCTTGGTCTTGGGTCGGGTGGTCGGAACATTCACGGCTACTGAAGTCCTGAACATTTCTGGCACGCCACGGGCTACAGCAACGGGAACCATCATCCTTAATGGCGCCACCATGCCCGCCTCTGACGCAGCATACAGCCTGTTGGCAGCCAATGATTTGCGCGCAGACATCCAGCCCGTCCCAGGCAGCGGCCCTATTCGTGGGCTGGTGTACATGGGGAACATCCTGTATGCCTTCCGCGACAACGCAGGCGGCACGGCTGGAGCGATCTACAAGCAATCGGCATCCGGCTGGACGGCCGTATCGTTGGGTACGGAGATTCAGTTCACCAATGCGGTAGGTGAGATAAAGCCCGGTGATTTGGTGGTCGGCGGAACCAGTGGTGCCACTGCTGTGGTTGTCGCCGCCCTGTTGCGTACAGGCACATGGACTGCCTCCGGCGTTGGCACTTTGGTTTTGTCCAGCGTCACTGGGACATGGCAGAACGCAGAGGCCATCAAGATAGGCGCCGTCACCAAGGCCACGTCATCATCTGCGGCGACAGCGATTACCCGCCAGCCAGGAGGCTACGTGGATGGGCGTTATGCCATCTTCACCAGCGCCGGGTTGAGCAAGAAGTTTTGGGGCGCAGATGGTGTGAACCTGGCCTTTGCGTTTGATGGCACGAACTACATCCCAATTCGTACAGGCAATGCATTGGATACCCCAACGCACGCCCACGTGCACAAGGATCATCTGTTTCTCAGCTTTGGCTCGTCCATGCAGTACAGCGGCATCAATCAGCCCTACTCATGGTCGGCAGTAGCAGGCGCGGCAGAAGTCTTCGCAGGGTCAACGATCAGCGGCATTCAGTCGCTGTCCGGTAACCAGTCCGGTGCATCGTTGATGCTTTTCTCGGAAGACAACACCTTTGTTTTGTACGGTTCATCCAGCGCCGACTTCAATCTGGTGCCAAGCACGTTTGAACTCGGCTTCGCAGAGCAAACCATGCAGCCGATAGGGAACGACATTTACGGCCTGACCAATCGCGGTATTCACTCTGTGACCAACACCTTGGAATACGGAAACTTCGTTTTCAACGCAGTGTCCTTCCCAATTCAGCCGTTGATGGCATCCAAAATCGGCAAGCAAGCATGCTCCTATTCATCCAAGACATACAACGATTACCGCCTGTACTTTGAGGACGGCACGGGGCTGGTGGTCGGGATTACTGCCGGAAAAGTCACAGGGGTTCTTCCGCTGAACTACGGTAAGACTGTTCACTGGGCGCAGTGTTTCACCAAAACCGACGGATCAGAGATTATCTTCTGGGGAGCGCACGACGGCTATGTCTATCAAGACAACATCGGCACCAGCTTTGACGGAGAAGAAATCGAAGCATGGATTCGGCTGGCTTTCAACAATCTGCAATCCCCGCAAATCCGTAAACGGTACGTGCGCGCCGTGTTTGAGGTCAAAGCAGACGGTTATGCAACTGCAAAGGTTGCCTACGACTTGGGCTATGCAAATCCAGACGTGAATTCATCCGACCTGACAGACATGAGCCTGATTGGCTCCGGCGGTTACTGGGATCAGGTCACATGGGATCAGTTTGTTTGGGATGCCCCTGTGGTTTCAACCCCCAAGATTTCCATGAACGGCACAGAAACGAATGCTTCATTTCTCTTCTACTCCATGACCGCATCAGATAAATCACACACAGTCCAGGGCGTCACGATGGAATACATCCCACGCCGTATTGCACGGGGGAGTTAACGCAACATGGCAGCACCTTATTACACCCACTCTAGCGGCAAGCCAGCAAACCAGACTCGCGCTCTTGCTGGAGAGATGCGGGATGAATTGGATCAGATCGCGGCAAGTTTCAACCTGTTGCCCATACCATCGGCCATCGTTGCGGGTATTAGCAACTATGCCGTTGATACAGGTATTGCGAACGCTTATGTGATATCCATTAACCCCAGCACGTTGACCGCCTACACAGACGGCATGACGCTACGGTTTAGGGCCACCAACGCAAACACGGGCGCCGCGACAATCAACGTCAACGGCCTTGGCCTGAAAACGCTTGTGCGCCCAGATGGTACAGCCTTGCTGTCTGGCGACATTTACGCGGGCCAGATTTGCCAGATTAGCTACAGCACTACAAGTGGCGCTTTCCAATTGTCAATCACGACGATGAATGCTGCTTACCAGTCTGCGGCCAGCGCGGCGGCGGCTGCAATATCCCAAAGTTCAGCGTCTTCCAGCGCAGCATCTGCAACTCTTAGCGCTGCCGCGGCGCTTGCGTCTGAAACGCTTGCGCAGAAATGGGCTGTTAGCCTGACGCTGGTGGACGGCACCTACTACGGCTCACGCAAGTATTCCATTGACGCGAACACCAGCGCCATCAACGCCAACGCATCAGCCGCAGCAGCTCAGGCGTCAAGCGTTCAGGCGGAAATCTATGCCACCCAGCAGATGAATGCCACCAGTACAACGAGCCATAGCCTCACAACTGGGAGCAAGACATTCACTGTCGAGACAAACAAGGGGTTTGTCATCAACCAATATTTGGTGATTACGCCAACTGCAGACAGTAGCAAATTCATGCAAGGTTCGATTTCCAGTTACGACAAAGTTACTGGAGCGTTGATTGTTAATGTGGATTATTCAAGCTCAACCGGAGGCCCTTACACAGCCTGGACTCTTGGAGTGATTGGACGTACTGGCACAGGCGCCATTCGTCCTACGGTGATCATCAACGCAAATACAACTGCAATCAACGACAGAGATTATGTATTTTCTGGAATTTGTGTCTTAACCATGCCAGACCCCGCGTCTGTTACCGGAGCAATCGGATTGTGCAATGGCACAACTGCAAGCGGCCCACAGATTGATTTTGGGGCATACAAGGTCAAGGGTTTCACCCCTGGGCTGATCACTATGGATTCCGCAACCAATGCTACTGTCGTAAAAAATAGTGGCTCAACATCTATCGGGTATTCGGAGATTTAAAAATGGCTGCTTTCTTTTCTAATGTTTTTAATAGCGGTGGCGGCGGGAAGCTCCGCTATCAAACATTCAATGCAACGGCTTCGTTTACTCCATCTGCTGCATTAATAGCCAATGGAGGCCAGGCCATGTACATCATGGGCGGCGGTGGTGGTGGAGGTGGCGGCGGTAACACGGGTAATGGCGGTGGTGGCGGCGCCGGGGAGTACAAACAAGGCTTTGTCACGTTTGTGTCCGTCACTCCCGTTGTTGTCACCATCGGCAGCGGTGGAGCGGGCGGTGTAGGGGCTGCCAACGGATCAAACGGCACAGCTACAAGCATTGGCGCGTTGGTGTCTGCTGCTGGCGGCGGCGGCGGCGGTGGAGGTAACAATCTCGTTGGATCGTCTGGCGCATCGGGCGGCGGTGGCGGGTCAAACACATCTGCGGGTTTGCCAGCGGGCGGCGGCGGCGGTGCTGGTAGTGCTGGTTTGCCGGGTGCCACGGCTGGCGGCGCATCGGGGGGCGGCGGCACTGCTGGAGGTTCCGGCGGCCCATCGGGCTCATCATCAGGCGCGTACAGCGGAAGTGGCGGGGTCGGGGTCGGAGGCGTATGCGGCGGCGGCGGCGGCGGCGGTGGGGCTTTGTCCGGTCGTGGCTTTGGGGCTTCTGGCGGCGGCGATGGGTGTTTTGGCGGTACAGCGGCTGCCGCTGGGAGAGCCAATTCTGGCGGCGGCGGCGGTGGTGGTGGGCCAAGCTCCACCACTGGCGCAGTGGGCGGGACTGGCTTTGTGACGATTTACTGGACGGAGTAACGCCATGGCAATCATCCAAGGCGCAATAATCGAAACAGCAACACCGCCTGAATACATCTTCAACATCGGTGTTTTTGAGGAAGCTGATTGGGACTTTATGGAATGGCTTTGGCCGCAGATAGAGCCCACTCGCTACATCAAAAAACTAGCTGAGCTAGAGCCGTCTGACGGGTTTAGCGGTTTGATTTGGGTTGGCGCTGTGAAGGACGAGTTTGGCAAGTGGTATGACCCTAATTGGGAATCACTTACTGTTGAAGAAAAAGCCGCCAAAGTTGCGGCTTTAAAATAATTGGAAAGGATTAGTAATGGCAACAGCAGCAGGCTTTGGCGCAACAGGACAGCTTGGTAAAACATACCGAGATGCAGACGGGCGAGTTCACTATGAGGACGGCTCCGTTGGCCCTGCGGTGGCTGGCTGGAGTGATAACGGGAACTTTACGTATGCAAAAAACGCTGATGTTCAGGGGGATATTTATCGAGAGCAGGGGATGGCCCCGCCAAGCCAAACCAGCAATACTCCAACGACAAACCTTAAAGCGCCAGTTGTTGATGGCGGTGGCTCTGGATCAAACGATAGCACGTTGGTTTCCAACAGCAAGACGCCCTATCTTGTTCCGAATCAAAATAGCGGCGCAGTTGGTGGCGCCCTGTCAAATGCCGCTAATAGCGGGTTGACGGGGGCTGGTGCAAATGTTGGTTCTGCGTCTGGCTCATTAACCAGTGGCTCCACTGGTATCAATACCGGGGCAAGCGCCGCGCCTGGAATTATCCAAAGTGCAATTACACCGTGGAATGTGACCTCAGACCAAACAGTCGCTGGGAATATTCAGAGCTTGACGAGTAATGAAAGCCCCCTGATGCAGCAGGCTAGGACGCGGGCTGCTCAGCAAATGTCTTCACGAGGATTGATTAACTCCAGCCTTGCAGCGACTGCCGCTGACTCGGCGGTGTATGACGTTGCGAATACAATCGCTCAAAGCGATGCGGCAACTAAGGCCAAGGCCGCAGGGTACAACGTCGATCAGTTGAATCAGCAAGTGACGCTTGATAAGCAGCTTGCCAATCAAATGAGCCAAGCGCAATTGTCTGCAGATACCGCAAGGTATAGCACTGATGTGAATGCAAGTACATCAAAGTACAACACAGACACAAACGCTGCTATTCAGAAGCTGAACAATGAGTCCGCACAAACCATTGCCAAGCTAAACAACGAGCAACAAATCACTCTGCAAAAAATGCAGAATGAAAACAGCAAATTGCTGAACACAAATCAGCAGGCGGCACAGGCTTATAATAACTCGATGCAGTATATTGATGTCATCAACCGCGATCCTAATCTGGATGCTGACGCAAAGACTCGCGCTCAGGCTCAGATTTACTACAACCTGCAAACGCAGTTGCGCACGTTGGCCGCAGTATCCGGCATTGATGTAACGCAGTCTCTTTCTCTGGCAAATGCCCCAGGCTTTGATGACAAGGGGAATTACGTTGGGTTTAAGGATGCCACTGGCACAACAACAAAACCCCCGACTACAAGCAGCACCGATGGCCAGACAAACTCTGGTGGAGGCGACTAATTGATTTCATATCATAGCGAATCTCTGTATCAGCTTATGCCTGATATCTTCCAGCTTCTTGAGATGCACCATGCTGAATCGCATCAACAGACGTATGGGACAGAGCTTGCTACTGATTGGGATCAATACCGACAAATGGAGAGTTGCGGACTGCTCCGCATATTCACCGTGCGCGACGACGGCGATCTTGTCGGTTATGACATTTTCATTGTCGGCCCACATAGACATGCAATGGGTTCATGCGTTGCTATCAGTGATGCTGTGTATGTCAAACCAGAATACCGTGGGTTCACTGCGGTGCTGTTGATGAAAAAATCCGACAAAGCGCTGATTGACTCAGGAGTCAATTGCATTGTCAGAAACTCCCAAACAAATACCAAGGTGCAAAGTCTTTTGCAAAAGATGGGTTACACGCCAAGTGAACTCATGATGATTAGAAAGGTTTGATTATGGCATTCGCAGCAATCGGAGCATTATTCGCCGGAACGGCAACCGCAGTCACCGCGATGACGGCCATTGCATCCATGGGCGCTATGGTTTCTGTGGTTGGCGCCATCACTGGCAGTAAGGCCCTAATGAAGATCGGCGGGGTGATGGGGCTGGTTGGTGGGATTGGTGGATTAATTGCGGGGGCTACATCGTCTGCGGTGAGTGTTGCCGCAGACGCTGCGGGCAGTGCTGCCGGGAGTGCTGCCGCCGATGCTGCCGCCAATGTGGCTGCCGATGCTGCGGGCGGTATCGGTGCTGCAAATGCCGCTGCTGAAACCGCGCTGACAGGTGTTACCACCTCGCCAGTTGCAAGCGCTGCTGCCACTGGGGTAGATCTTGCACCGCTTGGAGAGGTGGCCTCTTCTGCCGCACCTTCGGCTGCATCTGCGGCAACGCCTGTAGTTGAAGCAGCGACGTCTTCGGTGTCTCCTGTTGCCACAGGCGTGGAGTCCACCGGGACGCTAGGCCCAGTCGGGGCGGTTGGCCCTGAGGGCGTGACAGGCCCAGCAGGCGTCATCTCCCCCATGGACGTGATGAACCCGACAGATGCGCGATTGGCATCCGGCATTCAGGCATCACCTCTTGCTCCAACAAGTTCAAGCAACTTGTTCAGTGGCTTTTCTAGCTGGGCGGATAAGAACCAAAAGCTCATTGATACCGCCACAAGGGGCGTGCTTGGGGCCACTAGCGGCGCATCCAATGCTCAATTCCAGCAAGCACAATTGAACCTTGCCCGCGACAAGTTCAATCGCGCAAACACAACAGGCAACTTTGCCCCCGGCATCATCAACCGAGCAGCAGCATGAACAAACTTCTAGAACAAACCCGCCAAAAGATTCTTGAATCCGTACAGCCTCAAGAGTTGACCCAGGCCATTGAGAAAGTTGTTGAAGCGGGCAAGAAGATCCTCTACTCGCCCAAAACCCGCGACATGGTTATGCAAGAGCTGCAAACCGAGGGCGATATTGAGGATGTGATTGGTTCCGGTGTCGCAAAACTCACAGGGCTGGTGTACGTGGAGTATAAGAAGACACTCCCCATGGAAGTATTGATGCCTGTGAGTATGCTGCTCATGCTGGAAGTCTTGGACTTCTTGGAGCAAGGCGGCAAGATTCAGGTAAACAACGACACGCTTGCGGAAACCACGCAGGCCACGGCGTCGGCCATGTTGCAATTGCTGGGCGTCACTCCTGAAAAGCTGGAAGAGTACACACAGCAAGCCCAGGGAGGCGCCTCCCAAGGTGCACAAGGCGCAATGCCTGCCGCTGGTGCGCAACAGCCCGCTTCTGGCCTTATCGGAAACGCGATGGGAGGTGCCTAAATGGGGATCATTCTTGGCGCACTGGGCGGCGCTTCTGACGCCTTGCTGAAAGGCATGGATGCTGACCGCGACCAAGCCAATGCAGAAGCCCGCATGCGGCTGGCAAACAGCTTGGATCTTGAGAAGGCCCAAGCCTTGGAGGCGCTCAAGAATGCCCCGTTGAATCGGTTGCAATCCCGCGCTCAAGCGCTTGCTGGACAAGAAGTACCGCAAGAGGCCGCGCCCGTCACATCGTTGTCAGGCACTTACGCATCTGATGCGGGCCCATCCAATGGCGGATTTCAAGGTGGCTTTAAGTCCATTCAATCCGCCATTGCTGGAATGCCTGAGGGCGACGACAAGCAAGCAGCCATTGCTCAGCTCAAGCAGCAAATGGGTCAGGCCATGTCTGCCAGTTCCGCCGAGGCGTCTGGCAAGACCCGCAAGCGCACCTCTGACGAAGCCCTAGAGGCAGCATTAGGCGAAGCCAAGAGCAGTGATTTGGCAGCCTATGCTGCTGGCCGTGGCCTGGTTTCGGAAAAGACCATGACGATTCCTGAAGGCGCGACTGTCATTGATAAGAACGGCAAAGTGATTTTCAGCAGCGCCGATGCCAAGTCAGAGCGCGAACGTGAGCGCGAAGACCGCAGAGACACCCGCGAAGCTGCAAGGGAAGATGCACGCGATGCACGCCAGCAGAAGTACCTTGATGCCCGCGAGCGCCTAGCCGAAGTTCGTTCTGGCAAGGGTGATGGTGTATCCAGAGAAGAACGCCTGCGGTACACCAGCCTTTTCAACGAATCGGGGCGCCGCATGTCGGACATTCAAAAATCCATCAATACACTGCGCCGTGACCCAATGTATTCGATGGCAAAACCTGGATCAGCACAAGCTGGTGAACTAGCAGACCTGCAAAACCAGCTCAAGACCTACCAAGAGGAGCGCTCTTTGTACGGGCGCCTGCTTTCTGGCTCACAGAGTGGCGATGCCAGCACAACAGCACCCATGGCAGAATCTAGCCCAGCGCCTACGCAAGCGCGCCCCCCTCTGTCCTCTTTCCAAAAGAAGTGAGCCATGGCATTTGATATTGAAGGCGCCCGCAAGGCTGGTTACTCTGAAGGCGAGATTGCTGATTATCTTGGGCAAGAGTCTGGATTTGATACGGCTGCTGCGCTCAAGTCAGGCTACACGCCAGAGGACGTTATCAGCCATTTGACGGCTGCGCCAGAGCCAGCCAAGCAGCCAGCAGTAGAAGCCGCGCCCCCGGCAGAAGAAAAGTCGTTCCTGTCCTCCGTGGGCGATAACCTCACAACGCTGGCAAAGGGCGTTGGCTCTGCGCTCAATCCTGTGGTTGGCCGATCTCTCAACATCGCACAAGGCCCCAAGGAAAAGAAAATCAACAGCGTGCTCGAAGGTGTGCAAATGCGCGATGTGCCATTTGACCCTGTGGAAGCTGATCGCCTGTCGCGCAAGGACTACGCCCAAGAAGTTGAGACACGCGAAGCCCAGGCCAAGTATCCATCGATCAAAGAGTGGCGTGCCCCCATTCTGTCAGACCGCCAGAAGTTTGCAGAACAAAACCCCGTCACGGCAGGCTTTGCGCAATCGGCTGCATCTACCCTTGCAGGTACGCTGAACGTGCCTTCTGTGGCTGCGGGGCTGGTTGGAGAGGCTGGCAGCAAGTTTGCCAAAACAATCGGGGCTCCTGATTATTTCGGCAGGACGCCAAACATGCCTTTAGTTGATGACCTGAAAAGCATCAGCCAAGAATACTCATCGCAACTCTCGCGCAAGAGCCCCGGCAAGGCTTGGGATGACGGCGACTTTGGCCGCTGGATGATGACCCAGCTTTCAGGCAATTCGTTCAGCGCTGCGCAGTCCCTTGGGGCGCTGTTTGTTCCAGGCGCTCAGGCATCGCTGCTGGCGTCGATGGGCGGCATTTCTGCTGGCAACGCTTACGCCGAGGGTGATTCTGCTTCTGCCGCTACGCTTAAAGGCTTGGTAGAGGCAGGCTCTGAAATGCTCCCCCTGAAAGCCGCAGAGGGCATCAAAGACATTGTGCTTTCCATCCCGACGCCTGTACGTGGACAAGTCTTGGCAGAAGCTGGCAAGCGCCTGCTTGCTGCTGGCACTGCCATCACAACCAATTCCATGGTTGGAGCAATCGAAGAAGTAGCCGCAGAGATCGGCGGGAATGCAATTGACAAATATGTCAGTGGCAAAAACAAAAGCCTGTTTGAAGACGTGGATCGTGCGGCCATCGTCGGTGCGGCTTTCGGCACTGCGTTCTCAGGCCCTGCTGTAGCTGAAACATTGTCCAGCCCGCAGGCCCGAGCTGCCCGTGAGTTGTCGCGTGGACTTCAGGCGCCGCAAACCGCGCCTGTAGAAACCTCAGTCTTTGAAGCGCTGCGCACTGGTCAAACCAACGGCGTCAATATCGACCCCGTGGCAACTACCCTCTCTGCCGCAGCAGCAAAGCGTGTAGAGCATGAACGTGCGGTGGCTGAAATTGGCACAGCACAAACCGTGGATCAAGCCATTGAAGCTGCGCAACGTGCTGTAGAAGTGGCGCCTGAATCTACAGAATCCATTGCCCAGCGCATTCGTGAAATCGAAGAATCGCAATCCGCGCCAGCCATCCAGATGGAGCAGCCAGTAGAACAAGTCGCTCCCAATGCCGTGGCTGACATGGAGATTGCCCGCGATGGATCGCTGCGCATCATTGGCGACACGCAGGCTATTGCAGCCCAGCTCAAAGCCGCTGGCGTTTCTGGAGTTATTCCCACAGAATCAGGCGTTGTGGTTGGCCCAGCGCAAGCAGTGCAAGCGCAAACAATTCTAGGAGTCGCCGATGGTGCCGGAAATGGACGTGTGGAAAGCCCTGCGATTGCTCAGGGCACAGGGGCAAGCCAGCAGGTTGGAAGCCAACTTGATGCGGGCGTTCTTGCACGACCCGAAGGAATCGGTGCCGGATTCGCTCAACGACCTTTGCCACAAGCTGTGGCTACTCCAAGTGAGCCCGCCAACGCGCAGCCTGCACTAGCTCAGCCTCTACCTGCAGAAATTGCCAAGCAATATTCCCCTGCCAGCCCACGCCAGCAAACCGTAGCGTCACAGTTGCAGGCGCGCATTCGTGCGACCTACCCTGCAGCAGATTTCAACGCCGTTGGCATCCCATCCGGCAAAGTTGGCAAGGCCATGTCAGAAGCAGCAGACACAGCTAAGCGCTTGTTTGGGATTGATGTAAATTACGTCAAGTTCAACGGCGCCCCGTTGTTTGATGGTGTTCGTTCCGAGGCGTTCCCAAATACCATCTTCCTGCGCGCAGATGCCCCTAAGCCACACATGGCGGTGTTGGGTCATGAGTTGCTTCACGAAATGCGTGGAACGACACCAAAGCTCTATGCAGATCTCGGCACCGCGCTGGACGCGCTGATCAAGAACGACACGCAATATGCTGCTGATTTGGCGCGTCGGTACGAATCGCGTGGCGGCAAGCTGCCCAGTGAGTGGCGCGAAGAATTGCACGCTGATATTGTGGGCGACAACTTTGCAGACCCTCAATTCTGGGCCGAACTGTCACGCGAAAAGCCCGACCTGTTCACCCGACTGGCGAATGCTGTACGCCAGTTCCTGAATAGGATTCTGCTGCGCGCAAAGCCATTCGGCACTGACGCCTATCTGCGCGATGTCCAAGCTGCCCGTGATGTTGTGTCAAGTGCGATGCAAAAATTCAGGGATTCACGCACAAAGCAACCTGCATTTTCTGTTGACGCTGCCACGGCACAGGCACAGAATCAAGGCTATGCAAACGAACCAACCAATCGCGGAACTGGAGCAGGAGCTGTCGATGCTGACGGCTACCGCACCGCAAGCGCAAGTCACCAGCAACTCGCAGACCAACTCTTGCAGCGAGTCCAGCGCGGCTATCCAAATGCCAGATTTCACGCTGTGGATGCGCCAGATGGACTACGAGGACAATCACTCGTTGCCGCACGCACCACCGGGAAAAGACTATTCCGTCAGGATGTAGTTTTCGTACAGTTCGACGGCCCGCCACTCTTTAACGGCGCCGTCAGTGATTCCATTCCAGGTGTTGTCTTTGTCCGCGCAGACACGGACAAACCGCACATGTCTATTCTTGGGCATGAACTCTTGCACCAACTGCGCAAGGAAACCCCCGGCCTGTATGACCAGCTTGCGGCACGCCTTGGCAAAATGGTCGAGAACGAAAGCGCTTATGCCTCTCAACTTGCTGCACGGTATGAACGCCAGGGCGGGCAACTTCCCGCAGAGTGGCGCGAAGAACTGTATGCCGACATAGTAGGTGACAACTTCTCCAATCCCGATTTCTGGGAAGCCATGGCGAAGGATCAGCCCGGCCTGTTCCAGCGCGTTGCCGAAGCTATCCGCAAGTTCTTGGATAACGTGTTGAGCCGTGCCGAGCCGTTTGCTACAGGCCAATACCTGCGCGATGTAGCTGCTGCACGGGATGCCGTTGTCGATGCAATGCGCCAATTCAGCGGTACACAGGTAGGCGCACTGACAAGTCAGGTTGATGGTGTGGCTATGTCGGTTGCTAGCCAGCCAGAAACCAGCCAGCGTTTCAGCGAAGACAACACCAACAGCAACGGGCAGCCAATTGCCAGCACCACAGAAGCGCTAAAGAACTTCCGCAAATGGTTTGGCGATAGCAAGGTGGTTGATGCGAAGGGTAGGCCGCTTGTCGTTTACCATGGAACAAGCAAAGACTTTCCAGCGTTTGACAAAAATTTAGTTGGTCGAACATTTGGCACTGACAAACAAGGTTTGTTTTTTACGTCAAATCCCAATGAGGCTGCTAAATATGCTGATATGTCCGAAGCAATCGGCGGTGGATTTGCCAATGTAATGCCTGTGTATGTGAGACTGAAAAATCCATATATTGCTTTTGTGAGCGTTGATTCTTCACAACAAGAGCCTGCGCGCTGGTTTGATGATCGCAAATACATAGTGGAAGAGGCTATAGCCAGCGGGAATGATGGCGTTATTGTTGAAAATGAAAATGGGGAAAAGCTAGTTATTGCATTCCGCCCTGACCAAATAAAATCTGCCATCGGCAATCGCGGCACCTATGACCCATCCAATCCAGACATTCGCTACAGCTTTGCCGGGGAGTCCGCCAACACATCGGATGCAATGTCCCTTGAGTCGGCAAAGGAAAGGCTGGCCGCTGGAGAAGACGCTGAAATTGTCAGGCAAGACACGGGATGGCATCGCGGCGTTGATGGACGCATGCGTTTTGAAATCAACGACTCAGATGCAAAGCTGATTTCAGAACCGAGCGACCCAGATGTTTACGCCGATGTGTGGGATGAAGCCGCCCAGCGTGAGCGCGGCGTTCCTTTGTCCATAGTTCTTGATCATCCTGCATTGTTTGCGGCATATCCGCGCCTGCGTGCAATGCGGGTCAAGGTTGATTCCAGCAATAAGAACGCTGGCATGTATTCTGAAGATGACCGGGCTATTGTTGTAAAAGACCCCTACGACTACAAAGGTCGGTATGACGAGCTGTTATCAGTTCTCCTGCATGAAATCCAGCACGGCATTCAGGCCATAGAAGGGTTTGCTACGGGCGCAAATCCCGCTGTCGATGGCGAAAACAATTACTTGCGCAGCGCTGGAGAAGTAGAGGCCCGCAATACCTCCGCAAGAAAAAACCTCACCGCAGCAGAGCGTAAGGCCACAGCCCCAGGCAAAACCGCGGATATCCCTGATGCCGATGCAATCGTGACGTTCAATGGCCGAGTGGCGGCAAACGCGCCACCGCCAGCTAACGCCAAACCCATTAGCCGACAGCAAGACAACTCGCAAGAATGGGCGATCCCCGAAGAGTCTCGCATTGATCGCATGATCTATGAGATGCAGGATTCTCGCGTTGACTTAAAGCGCGTTCAGGAATCCATCAAAGAAGCCAACCGAACCATTGAAGAGAAGTTCGACGCCCGCCAAGCCGAATCGCTGTTCCCTGGCCGTGTTGCCTACCGCGCCGACGACTTCCTGAAGTCTGAAGTTCGCCCACTGCTGCAAGCCATGGCGCTGAGCAAAATCAGCATGAACGAGCTGGCCGACTACCTTCACGCCCGTGGCGCTGAGGAACGCAATGCGCAGATTGCCCGCATCAACCCCGACATGCCAGACGGTGGCGCAGGCACGAACACGCAAGGCGTCTTGATGACCAACCAAGCAGCACAGGACTACATCAAGTCCCTGCCCGCTGATCGCGTCAAGGTCTTGGATTCGCTGGCCGCAAAGGTGGACGCCATCACCAAGGGCACCCGTGACCTGCTGGTCAATGAGGGTTTGGAAAAGCGCGAAGTGATTGACGCATGGGAGGCGGCTTACAAGAACTACGTGCCCATGTTCCGCGACGAAGCAGAATCGGGCAATCCGCATCCGTCTGGTGGTGGTTTCTCTGTGCGCGGCGGCAACAGCAAACGCGCCACAGGTTCGACCAAGAACGTCACCAACATCTTGGCCCACGTCCTCATGCAGCGCGAGGCCGCTATCACCAAAGCTGAAAAGAACCGCGTCGGCTTGTCGCTCTACGGTTTGGCACTGACCAATCCCAATCCTGAGTTCTGGGCAACTATTCGCCCCGGCATGCAAGTGTCACAAATCGCGGCAGACCTCAAGGCTATGGGTGTTGATCCAGTCGTGGCAGAGGCTGGTATGCAAGGCGTGCCCACTGTTCGCACGGTTGACACCATCCTTGATCGCGTGGTTGACAGGGCAAACCCTATGTACAAGAGCTTGCCAGGGGCTCTGACCGTCAAGATCAACGGCGAAGACCGCGTGTTGATGTTCAACGAGAAAGATCCACGCGCACTGCGCATGGCTGAAAGTCTCAAGAACTTGGATGGTCTGACCCGCTTTGATTTGGCTGGCTCGATGATCGGCAAGACAACCCGCTGGATGGCTGCAGTAAACACGCAATACAACCCAGCATTCGGCATTGTGAACGGCATACGCGACACTTTCGGCGGTGCTGTGAACCTGACCAGCACACCATTGCGCGGCAAGTCCTCAAAGGTTTTGCTGGATGCTTATGCAAAAGCAGGCCCAGCCATTGGCAAGGAACTGGCAAGCCCAGGCGGACAAAGCGAATGGGCCAAGCTGTATCGACAATTCAAAGAAGACGGTGGGCAGACTGGATATCGTGAAATGTTCAAGGACGCCAACGACCGCAGCCGTGCGATTGAGAATGAGCTAAAACTGCTGGAGAAGGCTGGGAAACTCACGCCGGGTAAAGCTGCTACAGCAATGCTCAATCTGCTGGATGGTTTCAACACCACGATTGAAAACGCTGTCCGCTTGTCTGCGTACAAGAACGCTCTGGATCAAGGAATGAGCCGCGCCGCTTCGGCAAAGCTAGCCCGTGAACTGACGGTGGACTTCAACCGCAAGGGCCGCGCAGGCCGTGAACTTGGCCCGCTGTACGCTTTCTTCAACGCATCGGTACAAGGCACGGCCCGCACCATTGAAGCGATCAAAGGCCCCGCAGGCGCCAAGATCATCACAGGCGGGCTGGTGCTTGGTGCGTTGCAACCCCTGCTGCTGGCAATGGCAGGGTTTGACGATGATGAAATCCCCGAGTTCATCAAGACCCGCGCTTTCATCATCCCGCTTGCTGGCACGGAGAAGCGATTCATCGCAGTGCCGCTGCCTTTGGGATTGCACGTCATCCCGAACACTGGCCGCGTGATTGCTGAGCTTGCGATGAACGGCGGCAAGGATATTGGCAAGCGCACTTTTGAAGCGATTGGTGAAGTGGCTGGTGCATTCAATCCTCTTGGAGGTGGAAACATCTTCACTGCTGACGGCGCCTTGCGCACTGTGTCGCCAACCATCACGGATCCGCTGATTGAGATTGGCTTCAACAAGAACTTTGCTGGCAGCCAGATTGAGCGTGGCGAACGTGGAGAAACTGATGTGCGTCCAGGCTTTGCACGCGCCAAGGAATCGACACAGCGCGCCTTGACAGGTCAAGCCTACCTTGGAATCAGCAAGGCTATCAACAAGCTGTCCGGGGGGTCTGACTATGAAGCGGGACTGGTGAGCCCCACCCCTGAGCGCCTGAACTACTTGGCCCAGGTGGTGGGCGGCGGCGTGCTGCGCGAGATTGAGAAAACCATCAACCTGACAGACAAAGCCGCGAACGATGAGAAGGTTCAGCAGAACAAACTGCCTGTGATTGGGCGCCTGTTCGGGCAGGTTGATGAGGACTCCGTTAGCAAGTCGCGGTACTTTGAAGCATCCAAGAAGCTGGACAAAGCACAGGCCGCACTCAAGGCCGCGCAAAAGGCAGGAGATGTAGAGGCTGTGCGCAAGATGCTTGATGCATCGCCGGAGTTGATGTTAGGTCAAACTCAAGACAAAATAGCGCAAGAGATTGCAAAACTTAACAAAGTCGCAGTGATTACCATTGACGACCGCGAAAAGTTAAAGCAGCTCGATGAAGTCCGGTTGGTGTACATGAAGATGCTCAATGACGCAGTACGCCAGCAAGAATTGCAATCAGGCAAACCCACCCCCGGCCAGAGGCTGAGGGAATACGCCAAAACCAAGAGAGAAGAGGCAGCCAATGCAGGAAAGTAAAGAAAACTTGCCAGAGGTTCGCCTCTCAGAACAAGCGCTTCAGGACATTGAAGCACGAATGGCGAAGGCCGTAGGGGATGGCATCAAGTTTGCCCTCACCGAAGAAAACGCCCGAGCCTTTTGGCTGGCTGCAATGTCAGGACTGCAGAAGTCTGCCACAGAAAACACAGGCCGTTTTGTGCTTGGCGGCATCCGGGCGATCTTCCGCAAGTTGCTTTTCTTTGCCCTGCTTGGGTGCTTAGCCTATATGGCTGGCGGCTGGACCCTGCTGGTTGCCGTGTACAAGGCTGCGTCTAGCAGCGGCATGCCATGAACTTGTTGCAATACCTCCAAGCTGCTGGCGTGCCGGATGAACTTCACGCCCAGGCATTAGCCAGCCTGCAAAAGGCCCAAGAGATTTCCAGCGGCATCACACCATACAAATGGTCTGCGCCGCTGGTCATGGCCTGGGTTGTTCCGCGCTTGCCTTGGGATGCCGAAGAACTGCCCCAGCGTTACGCCAAGTGGGACAACGATATCAGCATCAACGGAGACCCTTGGCCTTGGGCGCAAAAACCAGATGGTTCATGGTATCGCCACGCCCCGCTTGAAGACACTCCAGAAGTTCGCGCCCAATGCTATTGGGCAGAAGGCAGTCACCCACGCAGTAAATGGGCGCGATATGTCTGGCTTGGTCTGCGCAACCGCGCAAGCAAGCTAGCGTTTGACCTGGGCGCCAAAGCACAAGGTGAAATACAGACGTTTGGCGACACAGCTACAGGCCGGGCACATCCTGGCGTCTGCGTGTACCGAATGGGCGACCACTGGCAAATCATGTCGGTGGAAAAGAAAGGCCCCGTCATCGTGCGCCGCAACGTGGGCTGGAAGATAAACAACGTCCGGGACAATCAGCACACCGTTGCGAATGTGACGTGGATTACTTGGTCGGTGCTACTGGCAAAGGATTGAAGATGATGCGACTATCAAAAGCAGGCCGTGAAAAGCTCAAGCAGCTAGAAGGCTTTCGAGCCAAGGCATACATCCCTGTCCCCGGGGATGTGCCGACTATTGGCTACGGGTTCACAGAAGGCGTCCAGATGGGCGACGTTATGAGCCGAGAAGAAGCCGACGAGCGCCTTATTGAAGAACTGCGGCCCTATGAACTGGCCGTGTGGCAAAGCTGCTTGGTTGAGCCAAATCAGAATGAGTTCGATTCTTTTTGCTTGCTATGTTTCAACATAGGCATAAAGGGATTCAAAGGCAGCACGGTTTTGAAAGCGCACAATCGCGGCGATAAGCAAGCGGCTGCCCGTGCGTTTGGACTGTGGAATAAGTCGGGTGGCAAGGTGTATGCGGGACTGACGCGCCGCCGCGCCGAAGAATCCGCGTTGTACTTGACGCCTGCGCCGGGCATGCAGCATGAGCCTGTTGAAATGCCGCAGCGCATCGATGCAGAAAGCCGAATGACACAAAGCCCTATCAACCGGGCTGGCGTGGTGGCTGGTGGGACTGCAGCAGTTGCTACCGCGGCAGAGACAGCGCGCACCATTTCTGACGTGAAAGACAGCGTGCAATCTCTTGGTGACTGGATTGTCCCGATCCTGCTGGTTGCTGTTGTCGGGCTTTGTGCATACGTTGTGTGGCAACGCTTCAAGCAACGCTCGGGCGGCTGGTCATGAACACCTATACCAGCCGCAAATTCATTCTGGCAATGTCTGTAGTTGCCTCTGCTACGTGGCTTGTTGCTGCCGGGCATATTGCCGATGGAGTGTATTCGGCTGTGGTTATCGCTGTTGTCAGTGGCTACATGGTTGCAAACGTTGCTCAGAAGGCAACAAGCAAGGAGTCGGATTGATGCTTTACGCCTACATCGGAACAGCCATAGCCGCACTGCTCATTGGGTTTGGTGGCGGCTGGAAAACCCAAGGCTGGCGCTGGGATGCCGCCGACAAACAGCGAATTGAGCAAGAAGCAAAAGAACAGCAACGCGCAAACGAACGCGCTCAATCATCCAGCAGCACATTTGAAAAGAAGAGGTCAACCAATGAAATTCAATACCGCACTGTCACCGTCACTCTTGAAAAAATTGTGGATCGTCCTGTGTACAGGAATGATTGTTTTGATGACTCAGGGTTGCAGCACCTCAACGAACAAATCACCAACAGCACCCATTCCGGCAAACCTTGATTCGCCTTGCCCAGGGCTTGAGCGATTGACGGGTGTGACGGGGAAAGATGTTATCGCGTGGGGTACGCTGACGGTCAGGATGTATGCCGACTGTCAGGCGAAGGTAGATGGATTGCGCGATGCGTGGCCAAAGCCTGAGAAATGAAAAAGCCAGCACTAGGCTGGCTTTCTCCCCCGCGCCTCTGGTGGTTGCGCACTCAGTATAAACCAAATGCGCAACCACATCGGGCAAAGTTACTTGCAAACTCGCTGGATTACCAGTGGATCGCTGCCCTTGTAATCGCACGTAGATGGCGCAGCCTTTGCCGACAACACAGGCGTTGCCACAGCAGCCGATGTGCCGCCACAAGGCTTGCCAGCACGGGCGCGGGCCGCTTTGTATGCAGGCACTTCGCACAGCATTTCAGCAGCCGTTGCGCGGTCACCCAGCACCGTGGCCGTTGCCCTGACTTGTTCCAGCAAAACACAATTTTCGTCCGTGTAGCTCTTGCCAAAGCTCAGGCCAAACGAAACACCCTGAGCCCCGCCAGACACACCCAAAGCACACAGTGCGGTGGGTGCAATGCTTGGGGCATAAGCCGTGTTCACGGGATTCCGCTCTTGTGCTTGGTACGTGTCCCCCGTCACGGTGACATTGGCCCCGCTGCTGTTGTTGTTGGTTGTGTCTTGGCGCCCTCCCACCATCGTATTACCGCCGCTGTTTGATGTCGAGGTAGAGCCAGACGTAGCAGACGCGCCGGAGTTAGACGACGACACAGCGCGGCCACCTTCACCACCGATGCCGACGCCGATAGCTGCTTGGCCCTGCTGCTGGCCTTGGGCTTGTCCTTGCTGCTGACCCAGCACGTTTGTGTTGCTGCTGTTGCCTGAGCCGATCACGCCGGAAGACGATGAACTGTTGCCGGAACCCAGCACAGAACCACCTTCACCGCCGCGCCCTCCGGCGCCCCCAGCACCGCCATTGGCGACAGGGTTTGCAATGGCCGTGCCGCCTGTTGCATTCCCTCCGGTTGCACTGCCACCAGTGGCGTTACCACCTTGGCGGTTTTGGTTGTTGCCTGTGGCAAATGCTGGCACGCAGGCCAGGGCGACAATGATTGCGAGAACGTTTTTGCGCATGTAAATGCTCCTAAGGTGATGCGGAAACCGCCGCATCGTCGGGTGCCTTGGCGGGCGGGTTTGGTTAGTGCAAGGTATTGCTAGGCGGCGGATCATCATAGTCAGGCTCCGGGATATCCAGCTCCTGCAGATCATCATCGCGCTCATTGCGCCAGTCTGTTTGTATGCCCCAGCGGTCGCGCTTGTCGTCGCGGTTGTGCTTGTGGTGGTGGCTCATGGCATAGTCCTCCATAACCAAATAAACAACCCAATCACTATGGGTGGAATGCTGCAAAGAACAAGCCATGATCCTGAAATTCCAAACCACTCACGATCATCTTCATAGTCGTAATGGTCATCAAGCCAACATAAGACCACACCAACAAGAAACATAGCTACGCCTATTGCGGTCATGATTGGCCCTTCATAGCGGCATCGATGGCGTCATCTAAGCTCTCGTGGTTTTGAGCAATCCACCCAAGCCCCTCTTGCACATCGACGTTGTTGCATTCAACTTTAAGCCAGTGATACCTAGCCGCATCCTTGCGCAGTGCTTCATTCTCAGCGTGCAGGCGGCGAATTGTGTCTGCACCACGACCAGCTATGTCTGACGGCATGCCCATAGCAGACAAGTCATCAGCGATTTCAAGCGCTTCCGGTTGTTCCTGTGTCATGAGTCCCCCTGTGCTTCATCGTGTTTAGCAAGTTCGTCCGTGTTGGCCCATGCCGCTACAGGCTCGGCTCCGTCTTCGCAGTAGGTGTAGGCCGTAGCCTTTTCAGCTAAATCAAAGAACATGATTGAGCCATCCAGAACGCGAACGAACCATCCGATTTGTGTTTGTTGTGTCATGTGTTCTCCAGGCGGGCGCGGGCTGCGTTGATTGCTTTTGCAATGCGCTCTGCCTCTTGTTCCAGTTTTTTGAGCTGGTCTTTGTGATGACCTTGCATGGCTTCTGCAAAGCGGTGCACGCACTCAATTGCAAAGTCGTGCCCATCTTCTAGAGCATCTTTCATCTGCCGGATCAGCTCTGTGTCTTGCTTGCGGACTTCGGCTTCGATTGCGTTTGCGATCAATCGACGCTCTTGTTTCTTGTCGCGGCTTTGTTGCTGGAAACAATCGTGAATCTGTTCGTCACTCAGCATCTTTGCCTCCCTTCTGTGTGATGCCGTGGGCGGCTTCAATGTCTCGCACGGCGGGAATGTATGCGTCTGCTCGGCCACTCCAGTGCCAGCCGTGGTCAATGAAAATGCTTTCAATCTGCTCATTGCTCAGCGGCTCCCGCGCAACTGGCTGTGGTGCGCCCCACTTGGCAAGGACTGCGCGGGCAAAAGCACGCTTTGCGAGAGCTGGCGCGATCCAGCCATCCCAGTCAAAAGCATCGGCAAACGCCGCAAGCTCCGCATCGCTCGGTGTTTTGCTCATGGTGTGCCTTTCTGTGGGGTGGCGAGAGATACGCCGATGCTGCACACGGCTTTATGACTGGACTCTCGGAGCGCCTTCAAAAACGCGAAATCATCTGGCGTGCTTGGTCGGCAGATGCCGTACCGCATACCGACAATACGCGGCTGCACCACCAAAAACGTTACATCACATCCTTCTGCTTCTGCTGCCTCAATGAGGCAATACGAGCCGTGCACTCCACTGGTCGAGAACAGGCAAAAGTTCAGGTCATTTGCCTTCCCGTCTGGGAACAGCTCGCGCAATGCCGCCATTCCATCCCCGCGAAGTTGCATCACGCCATAGTAGGGGTCATCCGCGTCTCGGCTGACATTTTGTGAGCGAACCCAACACATCACGCACCTCCTTGCGCTGCCAGGGCTGCGCGGGCTTGCCACAGCGTCCATGCGGCCTGTGCTTCGCCAAAGAAATATTTCCCCTCGCTGTGTGCCGGTGTTTCCATCTTGTGCTGTGCAAACATTTGCGACCACAAAATCGGTGGTCTTCCGTGCAGTTTCGCCCAGGCGGACTCAAACGCATCACGCTCACTCAGAACCGCTGGCGCTGCCTGTGGGGCTGCTGACTGGGGTGTGGTGTAGAGCGGCTTGGGCTTGTGCTCGACGCCGAACTTGTCTGTGACGCCGGGGCTATCACTGAACGTTTTAGCGATCCACACCACCCGACCCTCCATGTGGTCGATCAGTTCTGCGTCTGTCATGGCGCACCCTGGCGCACGGGTGAAATGCACACGCTCAGCACCTTTGAATGTTTGCAGCGTCGGAACTAGCCACGCTACAGGCTCTTGCGCCTCCTGCTGGGGCGCTGCTTTGCTGGCTGCTTGTGCCATAGCTGCCTGCCATGCGTGCCATGCCACCACGTCAATCCGCGACGCCCAATATTCCGGCAATTGGTACGGCCCCCACCATGCAAAGAATGCCGCCCTGTCTTGCTGCTCCCCTGGCGCTGCCTTGGGGGCGGCTTGCTCAGTGCATCCGCTGTATTCCGGCTTTTGAGTGTCGCCAAATGCGTTGTGAAGCTCGCGTGCACGTTTGCCCCAATCGATTCCGCTGGCATTGTCTAACCTAAGCGCGTGGGTGCGGTCTGCGAAGTCGAGAAGTTGAGCTGCAGTGAAAACATCGCCTCCATACTCAGCAAGCCACGCTACAGAGTCGGGCTTATTTGCATAGACCGCGCCGGGCTGGGCTTTGGCCTCGGGGGCGGCTTGCTTGCATAACGCCCGTGGGTCGCCACTTCCGCATGTGCCCGTGAAAGGCTCATCTGATCCGCAGATCACGCATGGCCTTGCGGGCTGGCCCCTCAGAGCAGCTCCGGTAGTAGCGCCCAGCAGCTCCAGGTGCAGGCGCAGCAACTCGCCCGCGACTGGCGCTGGTGTCGGGTACGCAATGCCATCGACCAGCACCGATTCCATGGCTGGCTGCTCTGCTGGGGGCGTTGGTGCCCACCCAAAGATTTCCGAGCAGACCTGCTGCAGCCTTTGCTTTTGATGTTCGGGCCAAGGCTCATGCATCCCTGGGAACGGCGCTACTGGCCCCGCGCTGAGCGCTTGCACGCCTCCAGCGCCCAAGGCCTCGAGTTCTCGGTCCTGCTGCTGCAAGGCGTTGATGGCCTGCACCATCAAGTAGGTGGTGGTGTTCTCGCGGCCGTACTTGGCCACGTTCTCTTGCATCTCGCGGATGAGTGTTTTGGTGTTGGCTTTATTGGTCATGGATATTTCCAAATAAAACGGCTCCAGCGCTTTTAAATAAAGCGCTGGTAGCTATTAAATTGATAGTGCTACTTGAGCCACAAAGACCTGACGCGCTCCCATGCAGCCCTGTCACAGTCCCCGCCAAGCGGTTTGTGCTCCAGGCCTTGGGCGCGGGCTTCGTCGTCGCGCCTAATCTCTTCCTCAACTTCGCGCTGGATCTGCTTGCGCACGTTCTCCGGGAAGTGCTCCCAGTTGGCAAAAATCCAGCGCTCACAGTACCCAACGATGTAGGTCATGCGGCCCAGGCAGTAGCTGAAGGCTGCCATGGCCATCAGCCCATCGCGCCCCCATGCGCCGCACTCTTGGAGTGTTGTGGGCACGTAGCGGCTGCCCTGCTTTTTGTAGATGGTGGTCATTGGGTGGCCTGTATTTCTTTGATTTGCTGCAGCTTCTGCGCGTACTCATTGGCCCCGTACACAGCTTCTAGCGCGTTCCGCAGCTCCCGGCGCGTGCACTGCAACTGCATCTGATCGCAGCAGTTCAGCCCCAAGCCCATGGCGGCGAATTCCGGCTGGCTGCTTCCCCACTTGCCTGTGCGGGCGTGTCGATCCTTCACGGCGCGCAGGGCGTCTTGTGCTTCTGTCAACGGGTGGATTCCGTCTGGGAAATGTCGCTCTGCCAGCAAGCGGCCCCAGTTCAACCGCAGCGCCAGGGCGTGCCAGTCTGATTCCTCGGCATCGCCACTGCGGAACAACTCCAGCATGTTGTGCGGGCTTAGCTGCAACTTGAGCTCGTCGCCGCTGCCGAACCTGATGTTGATCGGCAGGGCTATTTCTCTCCGGTGGGCCGTGCCGCGCCTGCTTGCACGGGCGGCTGCGCGCTTCTCTGTCCGGTTCATGTTCGCCGCCCCCGATAGTCCAGCTCTTTAGGCACATACCGCCCGCCCATGGTCGCCGTGATGTGCGGGATGTAGTCGGGGACGATCCGCTCGGCGCGGCGCATCTCTTCCCACTTTGTCGGCTCCACTGGCCGCGCCAGGGCTTCCGATTGCGTTGCGGTTTTCTTGCGGGACGGGCGGACGATCCGAAGAACTTCGGTGATGATCTTGCTGACGCGGCGGTGATCAAGGCCAAGGAGCCGCGCTATCTCGCGCCCGCTTTTGCCGTCCAGAGTCATCACGCGGATGGCTTCGACCGTTTCGTGCGGGGCTGTGGTTTTGGATGCCATACAGGCCTTTCAAAATTCCCGCCAGCCAGCCCGGCGGGTGTTGGGTTACGCTGCAAGCAGCTCCGGTGTTTGGTGGATTTGGTCGAACTCGGCAACGACCTGGGCGTAGTAGTCGCGCGCGGCCTTCACCTTCTCCGCGATGGCGCGTTCCTTGTCGAAATCGCGCCGGATGGTCCAGCTGGTCAGGCGCATGTACTCGGGGATATGGCTGACCACATGCATCTGCAGTGGCTCAAAGCCGATCAAGCGCTCGGGTGTGTCAACCAGGGCGTAATTCACTTCCCACTCGTCGGCGTCCCACAGCCACATGTACCCGCGCATCTGCCACTCGTACAGCTTGTCTTCGCAGTCAACAACCCAGCCTGGGAAAGTCTTTGCGGACCATGACGACTTCAAGTCGTGGCCGCGTTTGCGCGTTGCATCGTAGAGGTCGCATTCCCCGCTGATCAGCCCGTTGCTTTTGCGTTCTGCGTTCTTCACTAGCTGCAGGCCGCGCACACGGTTGAGGAGGGCGATGCTTTCATCTTCGACCTCGATACCCTTCTGAGTTTCCTTGCTGGCAAACTCGAAATCCACCCCTAGGATTTCCTGTTGCGCCAGTTCGCGGATGTAGGTCTTAGCGCCGACCGACAGGGGGCCTTCCTTCAGGGTTTTTGGCTCGGTCATGATCTTCCCAAGCGAAGAACACCGGATCAAAACTTCACGCATTTGCTGCTCCTTGTTTGATGGCCGCGCCGCGCGCTTGCACGGCCTTGGCAAAGGTGGCGTATCCGTCCTTGTCACGCGCGGCCTGGAATACCTTCACGCCTTCCTGCATGGTCTTGCGCAGGGTTGCTTCGTCTGGCGCTGCAGCGGCGCGTGAGCACCAGTCATCCCGGACCAGCTGCATTTGCGCCTCTCGCTCGTCCTCAGCCAAGTGCCGCACCAACTCGGCGTCAAGGTCTTCCAAGTCCTGGCTGAACATGTCAGACGCTGCGGTGACGTTGAGCACCATGGCAATCTTTGCCCGCTTGCAGGCCATCTTCAGGACCGTGTTTGCAAGGTCTGCAGACTCCGTGCGGACTTGCTGCACCGTGTAGTGCCCGCCCTGCTTGCGCCCAAACTTCAGGCGGCGGTGAGTCTCCGGGGTGGCGTTGAATTCCTCCGCGCACACCGCCTTGCGCCAGCGGTACTTTTCCTCGTCGCTGGAGCACTCGCCAAGGCCAGAACCCAGCGCCGCGCCAGAGGTTTGGTGTTCGCCCACGCAGTTCACGCGATAGCGGATTGCGCCGTCACGCGAAAGGTCTGTGACCTCGTAGCGGTCGGCAATGCGGAAGGTCATGCACAGCACCTCGGCCCCGGACTTCAGCAGCGTAGGTTTGTCGCCTGCCCCCGGTATGGCCCCGTAGTGCACATTCGGCTTCATCACAGCTTGCATGACCTGTTGCACGGTCTTGGCATGCGCGACGACTTCAGCAGTGGGGTTCGCGCTTCGTGCGAGAACCATGCTGGCTGTTTCAACTTCAACGACAGCGTTCATGGTCTTCTTTCAATAGGAGATGGACACAGCCGGGACGGCCTTCTTGGCGATCAGGGTGATGACCGTCTTTGCGTCGGCTTCGGATATCCCGCCAGCTACCAGGGCCTCCAGCGCGGCCCGGTTCACTGCGGTCTTGTGCGCCTTATCGCGCTCGCGGCGCTCGGCTTCCTTGGCGTCTGATGCAGCCTGGGCAGCCACTCGGCGCTGTTCTTCGGCCACGGCTTCGGCTGCCTTGCGTTCGGCGTCTGCTTTGGCCTGTGCCTCGCGCTGCTGGGCCTCGGCCTTCTCGCGCTCTGCACGCTCGGCTTGCAGCTTCAGCTCCAGCTCACGGCGTTCTGCTGCAGCGGCTGCGTCGGCCTCGCGCTTGATTGCGGCTTCGCGTTCGGCCTGGGCCTTGACTTCTGCTTCGCGTTGGGCGCGCTCTGCAGCCTCGCGGGCAATGCGTTCCTCGCGTTCCTTCCGTTCACGGGCGGCGGCCTCGGCGCGCAGCTTGGCGAGTTCGGCCTGTTCGGCTTCGTGCTTCTCGCGCGCGGCAAGGGCGGCGGCCAGCGACTCCACCGCCTTCGCTTTTGCGCGGTGGGCCTCGGCCTCGTACTCTTCGAGGTGCTCGCCGATGGCAATAGCCTCCAGCGCCTCAACACGCTGCTTGAGCGTTGCGGCGTCCACGCCATCGAAGCCCTGGCCAAAGAACTGGATGCGGGTGATGCAGGACTGATGCTCTGCCTTGCGCGCTTCCTCGGCCTCTTCCCAAGCGGTGAGTGGCGCCCGAACTTCGTCTTTCCACAGGTCCAGCAGATCGCGCATGCGCTTGCGCTCGGCATCGATCTTCTTGGGCACATCCTTGAGCTCGGCCACCAGGTCTTTGCCGATGTTGTCCAGCGCCGTCTTGCCCTTAGCCACCTTGTAGGCAATCGAGGCGATGGCGTCGCGCCCCTTTTTGGTGGACACGTCGGGCGTGAAGGCGTCCAGCTCTTCCTTGATCTTCGCAAGGTACGGGTCCAGGCCTTGGGGCGCTGAGTAAACCTGCAGCGCCGTTTCCTTGGGCGGCAGGGCGATAAGGTCGGTTGTGACTGCGCTCATGGCTTCCTCAAATGAATGGATACAGCAGCCCGGCCACAAAGCCGCCCACTGCAAAGATGGAAATTGAAACCGTGGCCCAAAACAGCAGGCTTTCGCCTGGGGTCAGGTCGATATCGTCGGGGTCGGTCATGGTGTTTGCTCCTCAATGTGGAATGTCCAAAACCGCGCTTGCGGGACAGCTTGCGGATGCAAAAGAGACAGCCACACAGTTGAGCTACACCCGTCTAGCGGGATGCAATCTCCGTCTGAAAATGTGACCATCACCCGCTTGCCATCTGCCATCGCGCGCAGGTATTCGGCGTTTGGGTGGGGGGTCATGGCTGGCACTTCTCCGCGACTGGATGCCCTGGGCAGCCGCCGTTCTTTCCGAAGTCGAAACCTATGCACAACGGGCTGTTTTTGCACGGCTTCCCGCAGCCCTTGTTCATAGGCATGCACTCGTGGCCCTTGGCAAGTTCGTCCATCAGACCGTCTATGGCCTCCAGGCGGGTCATGGGCCGCCCGTTGTCAGTGAATGCGCTTTTCTTTGCCCGGCTACGCTGCAGGTTGTTCAGCGCTCCGCGAACGTCTAGGTGAAGGCAGTAACTTGTTGCTGTCATGGCTGCCCCGCAACAATCTGCGCAGCCACCCGTGCGCTTGGGGGATTGGCAAGGCCGCGCCATGAGCCATAGAAGTGGTAGTAATTCGGTATTCCGCCGAGACTTCTCGCCGCAAGTGCATCAGCAGGCGTTGTCCGCCCAACACCCCATCCATCGCCGCAAACATCAAAATAGGCGTATAGCGTTGCCGAATATGGTCCGTTGCGCGGACCAACTTCATATACGCCGCTGCGCACCGGTCCAATGCCATTAACAAACCAAGGCGTAAGTTCCAGGTCTTTGTTCATCTCTGATACCCCGCTACGTATTGCGCTGCAGTGCTTGCGCGCTGTTTCTGCTCTGCTGTCCACAGCTCGGGGCGCTCTGCCTGGGCCTGCGCTAGTGCATCGTTCAGGCTGGCCTCGGTGGCCTGCTCTGCGTCTACGTCGCTCGGCCCGTCCAGCAAATGGCTGCTGCTGAGCACAAGCGCCACAAGTCCAGCGCCTGCCCAGAATTTGAGGTTTTCGAGTGGGGGGATCATTGGGGTTCTCCTTTCGCCTTTGCCAGGGCTGCG